CCTCTCCTTCAGCTTCTCGGGAACGCGGTCGCTCTCCATGGACTTCGGCAGATAGGGCAGAGCGAAGCCGGTGTTCATCACCGTCTGAAGCCCTTCTTCAGAGCCCGTCCGCTCGTAGGTCCGCTGGGCGTTGAAGTATTTCAGGAGAAGGCCATCCCACTCCGAGAAGGCCGCGCACACGCCCTTCAGCCAGAAGCTGGCCGTCCGCGCCTCGGTCTCGATGGCGTCGCTGACGATCTCCCCGTCAGGCGTGATCTTCTCGCCGTCCTTCAGCCAGAAGCCCCGCATGTTCATCTCATGCTTACCCGGCATCTCGCCGCCGCTCTCGTGGTAGCGCGCCCCGCAATGCGGGCACTCCAGGCGAACGGTCTTGGCCGTCTTCGAGAGGTTGCCGTCCACCGTGTCCCAGCGAAGGAGGGGGAAGTCGGGCTCGAAGGCATTGCCGCAGTTGTAGCAGGGCCAGTAGAACCGGCGGCGGTCGCCCTCGTTGTAGAGGGACAGGATGCCATCGGTCGGCGGGGCCTCGTGCGGCGTCGCCGGAGTCCAGCGCGGGTCCTTGATCGGGAACGAGGGGGACGACTCGGCCACGGTCATGCCGTAGCGTCGGAAGGAGGTCGAGCGGGCCTGGGCCAGAAGGAACGGGGACCCTTCCCCCTCGACGTTCTGGTCCATCCGGTCATAGTCCGTCAGGAAGAGCCGAGGGATCGGCTTGCCCGAGAGTTCGTTGACCGTGGGCCAGGACAGCGTGACCATCGCGCCGCTGCGATACCGCTTGTCGAAGGTGTTGTCGTAGTTCCGGCCCCGGATCAGGCGATCCTTGACCTCCTGGGTGTCCCGATGGAGACGGTCGATCCGGCGCTTGGAGAAGTCCGCCGCGCGGCTCTGGCTGGCCTCGACGAGCATCATGTCGGTCGGGTCACAGATCACGGTGTAGGTGTGCCAGTTCAGGTAGATTTCGGTCTTGCCGCACTGAGAGGGGCCGACAAAGATCATGCCGGTGTATCTCATGCTCGTGAGCACGTTCATGGGCTCGATCAGGTAGGGCACCATGCTATTCTTCCAAGGACCGACGTAAGCGCCCTTGTTGTTCAGCTTGCGATACTTCTCGGCGGCCTGCGGAACCGTAAGGCGCTCAGGCGGGCGCACGGCCTCTGCGGCAGCGACCACGATGTCTTCAAGAGAACCGAACGGGAAACTCATTTCTTGCTCTCCTGGATATACTTCAGAGCCCTTTGGAGAATGTATTCATCATCTGCGAAAAGCCCGAGAGCGCGATTGCACTTATTGCAGAGAAGCCCCCGAACTTCTCCAGTCTCATGGCAATGGTCGATCCGGGGGCGAAAGTTCTGGTCGCCCTCCAGAAACGCAAAATCAGTTCCGCAGATCGCACACTTCCCCTGCTGTTTATCGAGCATGGAATCGAACTGATCGACCGTGAGTCCGTATTTTGCACAAGCTCTTTTCCGCTCGTAGGATCGACGCTTTTCGATGTTCTCTTGATAGTATTTCCGAGACGCCGCCCGATGCTTTTCTGGGTCTTTCTCCCTGAGCTTTCGTGCGTTCAGCTTGTTGGCTTCTCGCTTCTTTTCTAAGTCCTTATAGGGCATGTCGATTCTCTAAACCAAAGGTTCTCCGGTGACTTGGCACCACATTCTGCGCGCCCGCGCAAAACATCCCATGAACTTCTGGACGGAGACCGTTTGAGGGCTCGCGTAGAAACCTTCCGTCGCCTTGTCGAAAGCGTCAGCGGTTTCAAGCCAGTTATCCGGCAAATCGTCTCGCTCTTTTGCGAGGTTCCTCATTCTCGACGACAGGTTCGTTTCTTCCGTCAAAGCACATCCTCCAGGTCGTCGTCATCCAAAACGATTTTGGTCGAGGTCTCGTCTTCATCCACGTCGAAGAGCGAAGGCTTGGTGCTGCGCTCGCGAGCGGCGTCGACCAGCCCCTGGTAAATCTCGTCCTGGAGGGTGTCGCCGAGCCGGATCATAAGCTCCCGCTGGGCGTCCGTCAGACCGACCTGCCGCTCGACCGTATCCGGCCAAAGCTGGATGGTCGACTTGACGATGGCGAAGGTCGAGGACAGCACCGCCATCACGTCCTGGGTGTGCCATAGATCGCCAGCCGCTGCCTCCCACTTCTGGCGCTTGAGTCGGGCGTCCCAGATTTCCTTCTGAAGCGATGCCGGGAGATCGGTGGCCTTCAGGTCGCGCAGATAGGCCGCCACGTCGATCTTGGGGTCCACCAGATACTCGGCGGCGACCTTGATGTCATAGCGGAAGCTCTTGCCGTGCTGGGCCATCGGCGGGCAATCCACCAGCCGCTTGCGAACCCACTCGTCGCTCTTGCCGAAGACCGCCGCGAGCCAGTTGACCGTGACCCCGTTCTTGACGCTGACGGCGCTCAGGACGCCCTTCTCGGTCGTGGACGCCTTGACCTCGGCCCGCTGCTTGATCGCCATGGCCGCCTGCCGTGCAGCGCGAGACGGCACCGGCTGAAGGCCCCCATGGGGGACAGGCTTGGCTTTCCCGCCGCCGCCCAGGATCGCTTCAATGTCGTCATCATAGGCCGTCACGCCGCCATCCTCCGAATGTCTTCCAGGCGGACGCGAACGGTGTCGGTGATCCTGTCCTGGGTGATGGCTTTCTGCGCCAGATTTTCCGCCACCCTGGCGTCGTTCGTGCCCCTCGCCAGGATGCGATAGAGCCGAACGAACGATCCCTTCTGCCCCCTCCGGTGAAGACGCTTATTAAACTGCTGGTATAATTCAAGCGACCAGTTGAGTCCATACCAGACGGCAATGTTGCCCCCGTGCTGGAAGTTCAGACCGTGCCCTGCCGAGGCCGGATGCAGGATCATCGCGCGCAGCTTTCCGGCGTTCCAGTCGCGCAGATCGTTCGGGGTCTCGCCGTAGGCTCGGACCCACGGGAACCGCTTCTTGATCGCGTGGATGTCGAACTTGAAGCTGTAGGCGATCAGCACAGGCCGCCCCGCCGCCTCGTTGAAGATCGACTCCAGTTCGTCGAGCTTGCGGTTGTGGACATGCTTGGCGACCGGCTTCCGATTCGGGTTCCACTCGCCGTCGTCCTCGTCCTCGGGCGCGTAGATCGAGCCGTTCGCGAATTGCAGGAGCTTGTTGCAGAGCACCGCGTTCGTCGCGGCCTCCACGTCGTATTCCTCCAGCGCCAGGGTCTGCTCGAAGTCCCGATACATCTGCATGTGCTTCGGCGACAGGTTCACCCAGCGGTCGACCACCTGGAGGGGAGGGAGCTTCAGGTAGTCCTCTTCCTTCAGGCAGNAGAACACGTCCTTCAGGCGATCCATGACCTCNCCCTCCGAGTGATCGAAGGGCTCGTGGGTCCTGGTGTAGATGTTGTAGCGGAACCACCGCTCCAGGAACTTGGTCCTGCTGGTGCCGAGCCGCTGGCCTTTGTCGAGGATGTAGATCGGCCCCCAGAGGTCGATGATGCCGTTCGGATTCGGGGTGCCCGCAAGCTCCCAGACCCACTTGAACTGGAGCCTGATCTTCCCGACGTAGCCGAACTCGGACAGCCGCCGCTGGCTGACAGACCCGTCCTTGCGGACGTTCGGCGTCGTGCGCTTGTTGCCCGCCTTCAGTCGCGACGCCTCGTCGTAAATCAGCACGTCGAACTGCCTGAACCAGCGGATGCCCTTTTGCTCGTAGAGCCAGCGCAGGTTCTCGCGGTTGATGATGATGATGTCGGCCTCTTCCTCCAGCGCCGCCAGCCGCGTTTCTTCGTCTCCGACGACGCAGGCATAGTGGAACTGCCGAGCGAAGTCCCAGCACATGATCTCGTCAGGCCAAGTGTCGGCGGCCACGTTCTTGGGCGCGATCACCAGGGCCTTGCGCGCCTTCTTCGCCTTCCAGAGCTTCCAGAAAGCGTGGAGGGTGGTCGCAGTCTTGCCGGAGCCCATGAAGGCCCCGAGCAAAACGATTTCGTTCTTCTGGAGAAGGTCGGACATCCACCACTGGTATTCCTCGAAGTCCTTCTCCGTCAGGGTCACAGGGAACCCGTTCAGGACCTCTTCCGCCCCCGGCTGAAGGTAGAGCCGCGTGTCCATCTTACCCATGCGCGATCCCCAGGATGTCCAGGGCCTCGGCCACGTTGTCGGTCCAGTAGGTCTCGGGGTAGGCCGCCTTGATGCGATTGAACTCCCGGCGCTGCTGGCCGATGGGCTCCTTCCCTGGGCGCTTGAACTCGATCAGCACCAGCCTGCCGTCCTTGATGAAGACGCGATCCGGGGCTCCCCGCCTGCCGATCCACTGGACCTTGCGAACGAGCCATCCGGCCCTCTCGGCCTTGGCGACAACCTCCAGTTCGACGTTCTCTTCGCGCATGGGATCAGTCCTTCACGAACCAGCGGGAGATGTGACCGGCGGCCTTGACCGGCATCTTGCCCGCCCAGGACGGAAGCTCGGTCATGCACTCGATCAGGACCTTCAGCCATTCCTCGGCCTCGTCCTCGGGCACCAGCCCGACGATCTGGTCATGGATGTGCATCACGATAGGAATCCCGGCCTTGGCCGCTTTCAGCATCCCGGAGGCCAGGAGATCGCGGGCCACGGCTTGGTCCGCGTTTTCCGTCAGCTTGCCCGGATGGGTGCTGATCCGATCCCACTGGTATTTGTCATTCTGGCCCTCGTAGGTGAGCGAGAGCTTGTAGTCGCCCCAGGGGGCCAGGACCTCTTCCAGCTTGGGCCGGAGGTAGTGCAGCGAACGGTTACTCGGCAGGTTCATCCGCAGGAAGGGTCCCTTGCGGTCGAAGCTGACGTGGCCGCAGACGGTCTCCTTCTTCGTCTGCATGGTCCTGAAGGCGGCGCGCTGGAGGTCATACCAGAACTGGACGGCCTTCTTGAAGGTCTCCCGCCAGATACGAACCGAGTGCTCGGCTTCCTCGGGGGTCAGCTTGACGCCCATGTTCCAGGCGTAGCCCAGGAGCCCCGTCGCCTCGATCTCGCCGGTCTGCCGGTTCTCATACTGCTTACCCGCCGAGAGCATGTAGCCGCAGCCCAGCACCCCCGGCTTCGCAACCGTCCGCTTGCCCTTGTTGCCGCCTTTGAACTCGGCCCAGAGTTCGTCGTAGGGCTTGCCGTAGAGATAGGTGGCAAAGTCGATGTAGGGGTCCAGGCCGTTCCTGAAGACCCGCAGAATCTTGGGATCGTTCGCCAGCCAGCCCAGCACCACGTTCTCGATGGCGGACAAGTCGGCGTCGACGAACACATAGCCCGGAGGGGCCTGCACCACCGTCCGCACCGCGCCGGAGATCGCGTCCATCGGGCGCGGGAACAGCATGTCCACGCCCTCGGAGGTCAGCGTCTGAAGGAGCATGGCAGCTTCGATCTGGGTGCCGCCGGTCACGAACTTGTAGCCCTGCGGGGTCTCGCCCCAGGTCAGCCCCTCCAGGTCCTTGGTCGGTTTCGCGAGGTTCTGCGGCTGGAAGACTCGGCCCGCCCAGCGCCACGTCCGACCCGCGCCGCCGAACTGGAAACAGTTTCGGAGGTTGCCGTCCTCGTCGACATGGGAGGCCACGGCGTCGAACTTCTTGGTCGAGGTCCGCGAGACCTCCGACCGAAGCTCCAGGACGCGGCGGTATTCCTCGCTCTGGTTCGGGATCGAGCCCTTCTCGACGATCTGGTCATACTTCTCCATCGCCCGCCGGATGTGACCGGCCTTCAGGTCGTTAAAGGGGTATCCCTGCTGCTGGAGCCAGCCGAGAAGCTGGGCCTGGGCGTTCGGGTTCTCCAGGCCGGTGATCTCTTCCAGTTCCTCGATCCGATCCGCCACAAGCTCGTCGCGGACCTCGATCACGTTGCGGCACATCTCCATGTTCACAGGGATGCCGCGATCATTGATCTCCTGGTCCAGAGCCCAAAGCTCCCACTCGTGCTCCGGCAGGTCGTATTTCCGCAGGATGCGGTAAATCTTCCGCTCGGACACCGTGTCCATGCGGTTATATTGCAGGAACTCCAACCACTTATCGTATTTCTCGTGCCAGTGGACCCGCCGCTCGGGCTTGGTCTTGGTCGCGGGCCTGGGCTTGGAGAACCAGTTGATGAGTCGGTGGCCGTCCTCTTTCAGATACTTCTCGTCGAGCCGGAGCACCTGACCGCACTTCAGGAGCTTCCCCGGCAGCGAGAGGGACAGGGCCATGACCATGGGGTCGCGCCACGCGCTATGCGGCGTCTCGATCCCGAGGGAGTGCTTCCAGATGTTCCACTCGAAGTTCTTGTTCCACGCGAACTTCTTGATCCGGTCGTCGAGCATCGCGTCCTCGACCTCGGCGGGCATGATCTGCCCTTCGACGGGCACCCACTGGCGCACTTCGTCGTCGTCGAACGCATAGGCAAGCATGAGGGGTTCGGTGGAAGGATCGCGGGCATACCGCGACGCCCCGACTTTCGTTACGTCCGCCTCGGAGAACGTCTCGAAGTCGTGGTGGAATCGTTTCGGTCGGGGTTTGATGATCGCAGTCATCTCACCCCCAAGTCTCTGCCATAGCCGAGGCGATACCCTCGTAGGTAGCGGCTCTCAACGCCCAGCGATCCTCCGAAGGACCCAGATTGTTCTGACCGCTAGGGGTCTGGTTTCCCCACACAGTCTTCAACCGCGTCCCGCACACGGGGCAAGAATCTTCCTCTTCATCGTAAACAAACTTCACCTTGCAGGCGGGACACCCGTGCTTCGGGTCGATGTGCTTCGTCGGTGTCAAGGGCTTCAGGCCGCCTCGAAGCCAGAGGCAGGTAGCCTTTCGCGCGTCATGCCCATACTCGTTCGGCTGGACGATCTGAGTGGCCTTAATCCCCAAGCGCGACGGTATGACACCCACCGGGTTCTCGATACAAACCTTCGGGATGGGGGCCTCCCAGAGCCTGCGAAAGAACTCGACAGCATCGTCTCTGGCGGATCGTCTAGCCGCGCCGAACAGGGCTTCAGACCCGCGCGCTGCGGCTTTCTCTGCGGCTTCGTCTGAGTAGCACCACTCTGCCGCTATCGTGAGATAGGTGCAGTCGGGGTGAAAAATCCCCAGGTCCCAAGGCCCGTGGTTTGCAATGGCATCGAAGACATCCATCTGAAGATGGTGCGGGCTCTCGTCCGCCGCAGGAAGAAGGTCATTCGACCAAGCGTCGTGACCCCTCTCTCTAAACTTCCGCCTTACCGCTCCGGTGAACTCACATCCGATCAAGACTCTCATTTTCGGCGAACTCCCATCCCCTGAATCGGAGGGGCGGTTTCCCGCCCCTCCGGCTTCCTTCAGAGAACGTCGTCTTCGTCGTCGTCGCCGTCGCCAGCGTCGTCGTCGAGTTCGTCATCATCGTCCGTCAGGTCCTCGAAGTCTTCATCGACATCGACACCGGCAGCGCCGAACGCTTCGCCGTCGCGGACGAACTGGATCGCCTCCAGGGAGGCATAGACGGCGTGGGGAACGGGGTTGTCGTTCTTCACGCCCGCAGGCTGATACCAGAGGGTGACGATGGCGTTGACGTAGCACCCCGAGTAGATGATCCCATCCGCCTCGGTCAGCGGGCGCTTGTCGCGACCGATGATCTTGGGTTGCTTCGCGTTGTTCGCCGAGACATACCACTGGCCTTCATAGCCGTCGTAGTTCTCTTCCTCGCCGTCCTTCACGGCATAGGCGGAAGACTTGATCTTCAGGGTCTTCGCCTTCTCGTCGCCGAGCTTCTTGGCGATGGCCTCGTGCTTCGCCTTCTTCAGCGCCACCATGATCGGCATACGCTTGCCGCCCACGATGGCCGTCAGATCGCCGTCCTTCGGGATCAGGAAGTTCGCCGAAAACTTGGGCGGGGAGGACGTGCCGTCCTGCCGCTTGATCGCCTTCGGACGCCAGATGTCCGCAAAGGAGAGACGGACGCCCTCCAGCTTGATCCGGCCTTCCACCTTCTTCTTCTCTTCAGTCGCAGCCATGATTCATCTCCTTCATAGCACAGCATCGTTTTCATCAAGGTCGTCGAACATATCGACCGCTGATTCCATCGCTGGCCTGTTGTCCTCGGAAGGGACCAGGATGGGTTGCGGAGTCCCCTGGTCGACGAATCGAGCCAGGAGCTTCGCATACCGGGCTTTGCCCAGCTTCTTCTCTGCCTGGGCAGGCGAGAGAAGTTCGGGAGGATGGTAAGCCTCGTTGCCGAGTTCCTTCCTCAAAACCGTTTCGGCCTTGTGGACCGCGTTGTCGTGATACTTCCGGGCGGGGCGCTTGCCCTCGACCAGCTTCATTCCGGGCACCGGATTGCCGATCTGCGCGTCATGGTAGGCCGCCTTGTGCAGCGCCTCCATCCACTGGTTCAGGATCGGCTTCAGACGCAGGAGCACGGTGCGGCGCTCGGGCGTGATCTCTTCGGGGGCCTCCAGTTCCGGCAGGAAGCCCGTCTCGGCGGCCATGTCGAGATCGTCGAACTCCAGGCCGATCATCTCCATGTTCCATTCGGCGAACGTGCCGCAGTAATCCTTGGCGCGGCACCACCGGCATTGCTTCACCCCAGCCTTGCGCGGGGGGTTCTTCGCGGTCGTCAGAACGGCCTGCCGCTTGGCGTGTTGGCCGAACTCCAGCACCCGCTGCATCGTGGTCTCCCACGGCCCACCGGCTCCGGGGACCCTGGGTTGCTCGATGATGATCGTCACCTTGATCCCGGCAGGGTCCCAATCGAAGAGCTTGCCGAAGATCGTCTGCCACGCCCCGAGGCAATAGCCCTGGGCTTGCTCGTTCTCCTGGGGGTAGACGGGCTCTTTCCCATACTTCCAGTCGAAGACGATCACGAGGCGCTTGGCGACGTTGACCAGAATCACGTCGGCGGTGCCGAACTGCCCAGGCAGCGTCCACTTCGAGATGTCCACGCGGGTCTCGACGAACAGTTGCCACCCCGGCTCGGCAGCGACGTTCCGAATGAAATCCAGACCGTCCCGAGCCGAGGCGCACATCTCTTCGTTGTATTCGATGAAGAAGCCGTCGACCTCCAGGCCCCTCCCGCCGCCAACATAGTCCTCGGGCTCGAAGCCCATCTCCAGACAGTCGGCCACGAGTTCGTGGAACACAGTCCCCTCGGCGGCCTCGAATCGGGCCTTGTCCGGTATCCCCGCCTGCGCCTGAACGCTGCCGGGGCACCGAATCCAGCGGCTCCAAGACGAGGGGCCGAGGGAACTATGTTCGACGGGAGTGCCCATGGATCAGAGAACGCCGTCGTCGTCTTCGTCGCCGTCGTCGTCGCCGTCGTCACCGTCTTCCGAGAACGGGAAGGTCACGTCCTCGGCGGCGTCGATCCCGCCTTCCTCGAAGGCATCGACCAGCATCTGGCCGTATTTCAGGGCCTCGGCGCGCTGTTCTTCAGCGACCTCGGTGATCTTGTCGACGCCGAAGTGCTCCAGGAGCGGCTTCGTGGTCTCGATCAGGCGCTTCTTGGTGGCCTTGTCGGAGGCACCGGCCAGATACGGGCCGAACAGGCCGCGAATGTCTTCGGCGGTGGGGGCCTTCGACTTGGCGGCGGGCTTCGCGGCGGGTTTCGCAGCGGGCTTCGACGCCGGTTTCTCGGCGGCGGGCTTTTCCGCCGGAGCGGCGGCACCGGCCTTCGAGCCCAGGGCCTTCGCGACCGTGGCGTTCTGGGTCTTGACCTGTTCGGTCAGGGCCTCGACCGCACTGGTCAGGGCCTCGATCTTCGCTTCCAAGCTCATGGGATGTGTCCTTTCTCTGGTCCCGGTGATCGGAGCCCCACAAATAAGCCCTGAGACTAGGGTTGTCAACGGGCAGTTGATACTTTATGTGTTGTGCTCACCCCCTGGACCCACCCTGGAGAGAAGAGAGATGTCTGACACGATCCGAATGACGAACCTGGGGCCTTTGCACGATCTGCTGCTGAAGGCTTGCCCGCCGAACGAGAGCAACATGCGCTCGATCCCGATCCTCGCCGCTGCCATCGAATACACGCCGCAGGGGCTCTACAAGGTGATTCGGAAAGGGAAGGTCACTCCGCAACTCGCGGCGCGGATCGTCGATGCGTCGAAGGGCGAAGTGTCGCTCGACGACTTCCACCCCTACGTCTACGTCTGAGTCCTCGCCATGGCGAAGGGCTGGCCGAACGCCAGCCGGGAGGTCCGTATCGCCAGGGGGCGCGGCTTCAATCTCGGTAAGGCGAAGAATCAGGTGATGACGTGGAAGAGCTTCTGCGCTCTCTTTGCCACGCCGCCTCGGACGAACGAAAAACAGAAGGCATACTTCAAGCTCCCGAAGACGGAGCAAGACCGACTCAAGGCGATGGATGGCTGGTATCTGGGGGGTCCCGTCCAGGGTGGCCGCCGCCGGAAGAACTCCATCACCGAACGCGACATCATCACCATCGACATCGACGAGTGCTCGCCCGAGCTATTCGGGCTGATCGAAGACGGCATCCTGGAGATCGCGAACTACGAGTTCGTGGCCCACACCACCCGGAAGCACCAGCCGAAGTCGCCCCGCGTCCGCTTGAACTTCCCGCTCACCCATCCGGTGAAGCGCGACGAATACGACGCCGTGAGCCGTATCCTGGCCCACAAGATCGACCAGAGCATGGATGCCGTCGACGACGTGTCTTTCCGCGTCGCCCAGATGATGTTCATGCCGTCGTGCTCGAAGGACCAGGAATACAAGACCTGGGTGAACCAGGGCCGCCTGCTGGACCCTGACGCCCTCCTGGAGTCCTGGCCGAACGACTGGCGCGACTTCAACAACCTGCCCTTCAGCGAATCGCGGGGCAAGAAGCGCCCGACCGCAGACAAGGCCGAAGACCCGTTCGAGAAGCGGGGTCCCATCGGGGCCTTCTGCCGCGCATACCCCATCGAAGAGGCCATCGCCAAGTTCCTCCCGGACATCTATGTCCCTGGCGACGCGAACTCTGGCAAGCCCCGCTACAGCTACACCCAGGGCTCGACCACGAACGGCGTGGTCGTCGAGGATGACGGGCGCTTCATCTACTCGCACCACGGCACCGACCCGTGCTCGGACACGCTCTGCAACTCGTTCGACATGGTGCGCCTGCACAAGTTCGGCGGGCTCGACGAGGGCAAGGACCTCGAAGACAAGCCGGTGACGGAGCACCCCTCCTTCAAGGCGATGTTCAAGTTCGCCCAGGAGGACCGGCAGGTCCAGAAGGAGATGGTCGAAGACGAGATCGACATCGAAGCGATGTTCGACGACATCTCTGACATGGACGAGGAAGAGGTCGAAGAGACCCGCGACGCCTACGAGACCGGAGAGGACCTGGACGCCGAGATCAGAGCGATCCTCGGGGACGAGCCGGAGAACCTGACCAAGAACGGCTTGCCTCCCTACCCTGGTTCCGACGCTCCGAAGAAGCCCAAGAAGGGCTGGACGCGGGAACTGGAGGTCACTCAGGACGGCAAGATCAAGGCGACCGTCTTCAACATCGCCACGATCATCGCGAACGATCCGCGCCTGCACGGCAGCATCGCCCGCAACGTCTTCTCGGGCCGAATCACGTCCCGTCGCCCGATCAAGAGCAAGATGGCCCTGGTGCCGAGCATCACGGTCCCTGACCGTGAAGACGGCCTGGAATGGACCGACGCGCACGACGCCTCGATCCGCATGATCCTGGAGGCCCCTGCGGGCCAGGGACAGCCGGGTTACGGCCTGAAGGTCTCCGACCGCGACATCAAGGACGCGATCATCCTGGTCGCCAAGCGGTGGGAATACCACCCGATCATCGACCGCCTGATTCGGCTCCCCTGGGACGGCAAGAAGAGGGTCGAGACCCTTTTCGTCGACTACCTCGGATGCCCTGACACCCCCTATCACCGGGAGATCGCGAAACAGTTCCTCCTGGGGTGCGTGGCCCGCGTCTTCAGCCCTGGGCACAAGTTCGACTATGTGCCGGTGCTGGCCGGTGAACAGGGCGTCAGGAAGACCACGTTCGTCGAGACCCTGGCCTTCGGCAAGTGGGCTGGGGAACTGACGGCGGACATGAGCGGCGACAAGGATGCCGTCGAACAGATGCTCGGGAAGTGGATTCTGGAGCTTGGGGAACTGGTCTCGCTCCGGCGCTCGGAGATCGAGAGCCAGAAGGGCTTCATCTCCCGGCGCGAGGATCGCGTTCGCTTGGCCTACGACAAGCGCATGTCGACCTTCCCCCGTCAGTGTCTCTTCATGGGCACCACGAACGAATACGAGTATCTGAAGGACGACAAGAACCGGCGCTTCTGGCCTATCGAGGTCACGGTCTCTTCCATCGACACCGACAAGCTGCGGGACGAGATGGATCAGGTCTGGGCCGAGACCGTGGTGCTCTATCGGGCTCTGATCGCCGAGCACGACTATCGCCGAATCCCCTTCGGTCTGAAG